TACCCAGCGTCAGTACGGTAGCGCTAGTATTGGGATTCTTAACTAGAATATTAAATGCGGGCGCCAGATTCAGTATACGGAAGCGCGTACCCACCGTAGGGGTAAGCGGTAATAATACATCTCTGTTCGCACCATCAGGGTCTAGGTGTTGTGTACCGGCGCTAGATAATGTGAGAGTCAGCGCACCAGTGAGAGTCTGCCTATTCAGTGATACCTGATTACTGAGGTTAGCTGCGTTCCATCTACTGGTAGTGGCATTCCACGTCAACACCTGACCCTGTGCAGGGCTAGTGATAGCTACATCAGATAGGCCTGCCAGAGTGCCGCCTCCACTATTAACTGCACCCCAGCGTAAACCAGTAGCTGTAGTGCTATCGGCTAGTAGTACCTGGTCGTTGCTGCCTACAGGGAGCCGACTCAGTACTGTGGCGCCCTGTACCAATATATCCCCCTTAGCTACTGCGGGGATTAGAGTATTGAATCTAGTAGTTACACGCGCATCAGTGTAGTAGAGATTAGTTGTACCCTCAGCTATATCATCAGTATCAGCGGGGGCCTGCCACCGTAGCCCCGTCGTCGTTGTAGAGTCAGCTACTAAGAAGGTGCCATTAGCCCCTATGGGCAGACGAGCATCAGTGGTACTATATGTATGTAGATCACCCTTAGTAGTAAGAGGGCTAGTGAAAGTAGAACCGGTAGGTGTGGTAGGGACCCAGTTACTAGTTGTGCTATTCCACGCTAGGTATTGCCCATTAGTAGCTACTGTATTGCTGACATCCAGTAGATCAGATAATTCCGCCAGCTCGATACGCGCATCTACTCGAGCGCTTGTATGATAGAGGTTAGCGCCCTCAGGTAGATTAGTAGTAGTGGCTGGACCCGCCGCCAGAGTAGTAGGTATCCAGTTACCACTCTGATATGCTAGAACCTGGCCATCAATTACGCCTGCAGTATTAACATCATTGAGGTCATTGAGCAGGGCTCTATCTAGCCGTAGCCATTCAGTACCATTAGAATAATAGGCACCCCCCGCGCCATTGACTGCAGCAAACATACCTCGGTAGGTATTAGCTGGCGGTAGACCACCTATATTAGCTATATTGGTGCTCCACCTAATAGTGCCTGTAGTGTGGATGTTATTATCACCATCTATTAGATTATTGAGCGCAGTCTGTGTGTTATTTACATCATTTAAATTATTGAGCGCCAGTAAATCCCCCCCACCAGATGCTGTAGCATTAACCCAGTTAGTACCATTCCATGTCAGGCCCTGCCCTATAACAGGAGTAGTTATAGTCACATCACTCAGCGTATTAATACCAGTGCTGTTTATATGCGTGCGTACCCAGGCAGTAGTGGCTAACCGCGTGTTATTGTCGTTACTAGGAGGTGTGGGAGCAGTGGGGGCCCCGGTTAGTGCTGCGTTATTGATAGGGGCCCGCGCTGCCAGGCCGGGTACGGTAGGTGCTGTTGCCGTACCACCTAAGTCGCCGGTTAGCCTGATAGTACCTAGTACGCTGGCTGTAGCGGGCCCAGGTAATAGGGTACTCAGATTAATGCGGTATGGTGTTACTGTTCCATTACGAATTAGCACCATTACCATTGAGTCTCCAGTTATTATGCTAGGGAGTAGTGGTAATGCTAGTGCAGTATCTTGAATAGTCATATAATTTGCGTTGTAGTGTGATGGTTAAATGTTGAGAGTCATATTAGATGCCTCTGGACTCTAACTTGTGGGATGACTTTCTTCTCCTACACTATATATTATAATATTAGGGTAGTCCATATTTAACCATAACCCTGGGAGCATAGAATGACAACGATGCTTAGAAGAGTACAACGACTTTTAGACTCTGGCGATAGTGATAACGCTAGAGAAAAAATTGATAGAGCTTTCGGCAATCTGAGAAGGGTGGATAGTCATGTTAGAGAGTTTGCAGATCTGTTGGCACTGGGATCGATCAAAGCTTCAGAAATCGGCTTAGGGGTATTGGGACGTAAGCTTCTACAGAATGACAGCGAGATTAACAATGAGGTTGTTTGGTTATTTATCTTGAATGTCGGGGTGAAGACCCTCAGTTTCACTGACGGGATGAAACCCGACCAATATAGAACAGCGAAGCACCACTAAATCCTTGACAGTTTTGTGCTGGATATGTTAGTATAAAGAAAGTTGTTTGAGGTCGGTCAACAATGATTGTTTTAGAAATGAAGGCGGTAGTCAAACCAAGTCAATGTACTGCTATTGATGATGCTATTCGTACAGTACAGTTCATCCGTAATAAGGCTTTACGACTTTGGATGGACGCCAAGAGAGAAGACAAAATCGATAAATATTCTCTCAATAAATATTGTGCGGTTCTTGCCAAACAGTTTAAGTTTGCGGATGACCTTAACTCTACAGCTAGACAAGCATCAGCAGAACGGGCTTGGTCAGCTATTGCTCGTTTCTATGACAATTGTAAGAAAGGAATAAAGGGAAAGAAAGGCTATCCTAAATTCCAAAAGAATAATCGTTCCGTAGAATATAAACACTCCGGATGGAAACTATCGGAGGATAGAAAGAAAATTACTTTTACCGACAAGAAAAACATCGGCACGGTTAAACTGAAAGGAACCAGAGACCTAAACTTTTACCCTATAGACCAAATTAAACGAGTTAGGATTGTCAAACGTGCTGACGGTTATTATGTCCAATTCTGTATTAATTTAGATGTTCGGGAATATGCAAAACCTCTTGAACCTACTAAAAAATGTGTAGGGTTGGATGTAGGCTTAAAAGTTTTTTATGCTAACAGTGATGGAGAAACGGTAGAGATACCGCAATACTATCGTAAGGCAGAAAAAAGATTAAATCGTCTAAATCGGAAGAAATCTAAAAAGTTTAGAAAAGGTCAACCCCAATCAAACAACTACCAAAAAGCTAGAAAGAGATATGCAAGAAAACACTTAAGAATAAGTAGGCAACGTAGAGGCTTTGGCTCAAAAGAGGCATTGCGCGTGATTAAATCTAACGATTTCATCGCTTACGAAGATTTAAATGTTAAAGGCATGGTAAAAAACTCTAAACTAGCTAAATCTATTAATGATGTGGCTTGGTCAACTTTTCGACAATGGTTAGAATATTTTGGTTTTAAATATGGTAAGGTTACGGTAGCAGTAGCCCCCCATAACACGAGTCAAAATTGTTCTAATTGTGGTCAAAAAGTCCCTAAATCTCTATCTACGAGAACCCATATTTGTCCCCATTGTGGCTATGTAGAAGATAGAGATATTAACGCCGCTATCAACATTCTCAAAAAGGGACTAAGTACGGTAGGGCATACCGAAACTAATACGCTTGGGGAGAGATTCCCTCTGGTTTGGTTGGATACGTCCTGTCAGATTAAGGAAACTCAATGAACCAAGAATCCCTCGCTTTTAGCGACGGGAGTGTCAAATGTATGACGTTCAGACAAGGTGGACAATTTATTGAATTTAGTTATCAGTTATCAGTTAAAAACAACAATAAATCAAGGAGAAAATTATGAAGCTTGTTGCAGTAAATATGGACACTACTACAATTAGTTATTACGCTAATTTTTACGCAGAACAATATCAAGATGCTAAACAAGAATTTGGGGAAAAGGCATGGAAAAAACGTGACGTTTTATACTCGAAAATCAGAGAGTATAATAAAATTCTAGAACAACGTGGACTTGAAAAAGTAGAGGTGTAGGGACAAAATGATGACAAATTCAGAAAAGTGACTATGGAGTATAATCTTTCGTATAACTATTCTGGTTTATATAGTAGTTTCAACGGCTTTATCGCTAGAATTTATAGATTCTCATAAAGACTATAAGGCTAATTTAAGGTCTATTATACGGTACTGTTTAGACAACAAATGAAGGTGTAATCATGGAAAAAGAAACTAAAAAGTGTGGAAAAACTTATCAATGTCATACTGATTTGATAAGAACAAAGGACTTGTCAAAGGAACGGAAGAACAAGAGTCTGCTAATAGACTCAAAGCATATTTAGATTATTGCAAAAAACACCTAAAGGATTGGAAACAATGAGGTACAGAATCAGGACAATAGATAAAAAAAATAAGCCTTGCAGAATTAGAACATCTATGCACGAAAGCCGACTAATGGCTTACTTAGAAGCTCTAAGTCGCAGCGGGCATCATAGCATCGTAGTAGAGGAAACAGTAGGTATTTCCTAATAATTTTACCCAACAGGAGTAACAAATGGACATACAGCTAATAGCGGAAAAAATATTCAATTTCTGTAAAGAAAAGTATCCAGATTTAGACTGGAATTGCGATTTTACAGATAATGACTATAAAATCATTCAATGCTTAACTTTTTCTAATGACAACATAGAGATTAGATACGGTTTTTGGGACGGACGACTTAAGTGTGTTCACTGGCAAAATAACCAAATAGGAAGGTTTAAGATTTGGATAAATCCTCCTAATGAAGACATGAGTGATCTGTATGAAGACATTATAGTTTTTAAGAATTTTGCCTATTATAGACATGAGCTATGGAGTGCAGAACATTGGGCATTAGTCAGTCAATACCGAAAAGTAATGGTAGACATTTTCAACTTCATCCTTGATGAAATTCAAGAATAAACAGGAGTAACAAATGGACATAAAACAAGTAACAGAGAAAATATTTGAATTCTGTCACAGAAGTTATCCAGATTTAAGATGGAATCTTGACTCTGAAAATAATATAATTCAGTGTCCACTTTTTCCTGATGAATTAATAATAGAGGTTTTTCTGGATGGACTGCTTAAGCGTGTTTCATGTGAAGCGTATTATGTAGGCACGTTTGGATTATGGATAAACCCTGACGATAAAGACAATAACTATCCTTATGAGAATCAAATAGCATTTGATTATATTAGAAAGTCAAAATCTGATTATTTTGATAACAAATATAGAGAAACTCGAAAAGTAATGCTAGACATTTTCAACTTCATCCTTGATGAGATTCAAGATTAAATAGTAGCAACAGATGGGCACATGGGAAATGGATGTTTATGAAAAGATAGAGGTATTAAAACAAATCGGGGTTTTTTGTGATAATGCCTATAAAATGGCTGATTACTCAAAATGGACTCTTAAGCTAAGGCAAATAGATGTTTTCACCGACTTAGTATTAGAAGGCTCTATCAATATTCTCTATCCAAACAAGCTAAAAGGAAGATACGATGTTTGGATTGAGTATCGTTCTAAATCGTCTAAAACTTTAGTAGTTAGGGTAGAGGGGACAGCCACTAGACATGATTGGGTTGAGATAGATTCGATTAAAAAAGAGTCAAAAAGTGAAGGAGACAACGAAACCTTAAAGATATTGATTCCAGAAGCAACAAAGATAATAGAGACTATTTTAAACTTTATTAAAACAACTGAAGCTACAGACACTTAAAACAATGACAACAAATGAAGAACTTAGAATAGGCAAGAGGTAGTTAAATATGTGTAATTAATTATCTCTAGCTATTTACATCTAATAGAGTATCGCCGGGATAACTCATTGTATCCTGTATGCCCGGTGTTATTTGTTCAGTTGTTGTCCTGAGTGATATCACGGGAGACCTGAGTTTGGTATTTGTACAGTTTTAATAGATACAGCGTCAGAACTATACGCAGGTGTTAGCAATATACTATATTCTGCCCTATTACTCTCATCAGTATACTGCCGGAGCCTAGACGACCACAACTTATATATAACCCATGTGAATTACTTATTAGGTACACTACGCCTCCAATTGCCAGCGGCCTATCCAACCATACTAGAAATGGCTGCGCCTTAATAGATTCATCGAGGACTACATCACTAGCTGGCTTTGCTCGATTCTCCCTACAACTCACATTAGGCCTGGGGGTTATAGTGCGGGCTGTAGTACTGGTATTATTAGTTATACCAAATACACCATTGTCAGTAGAATCGCCTATCTTATACGACACTATACAGTGTAGATCCAGTGGGTAGTTAGCATTGTGTGCCTCAGTCGAATAACCTACATAATTAAACACATAGCCGTTCTGGTCTAGTATACCTGAGTTCAGACGTATCTGTAGTATACCTAGACCCGCATTAGAGGCACACATATATACAACTCGCTCATCTGTCAGGTTAGGTATGACATATGGGTTCTGCACAGAAACAAATGGGCCCGGCGTAGTTTCATTGTGAGGGTATACCCCTGTTATGCGTAAATTATTGTCAAATACCACACGAGTCTTACCATCACTAGCAGTAGTTGTAACGGCTCCAGTTATAAGCTCTCGGGACGGTATACGCGCGTGGAACCCCATAACATTAGGTAATACTTCATTATTAGCGGCACCTAGCGCTGTGTCTAGAAACTCTACTAACTGAGAACGCGTGATATCTATACCAGGACTGGGGCCTGATTTATAACCAAAGTACGTAATGCCGTTTATTGTGTTTATTGGAGTAATCATCGAATTTGTTACAGGGGAGCTATTCCTCGGACTACCACTACTTCGGGACAGTCATCGCGGGTAATTGATAGAATTTCTTGACTAGAAATATTGAATACTTTAAAAGTACATTCTTCTATCGGAGGTGGATTATCTGGATTCTCTTCAATATATGCCAGACCATACGTAAATGATTTAAAGGTGTGTGTGTTGCCAGCAGGTTTGTGGGGAAAGAAATCCAGTGGTTCGGCGGTGTCTAAATTAATATATAAGTCCAATTGATCACCCGGTTCTCTCTGTACAAATAAATTAATTTGTGTATTTCCGCCATGATCACCCGTAACCGAAATTGAATTAAGGGGACCTCTTACTAAAAGGGGAGGAGTATTAAGAATATACTGTGCATCTTCCCGTACAAATCCCGTTGTGGGATTTGTACGACGATAAGTCGCAATTGGATTTATTACCTCATACAATCTCATATCTGTAATCGGCAAATTTGGCGTTTCAAATTCTTCTATCAAAGAATAAGATTCTCCCGCAATTTCTTGCCAATTTTCATTGGGGTATCTGTATCTAATCTTTTTCGGCTCCTGACCAGGGCAATATACAGCAGATTGGTTGACTTCAATGATTTTTATTGGCCTATCAGGTAAAACCCCAGGGCAATATATCCCAGATTGGTTGACTTCAATGATTTTTGCTGGCCTATTGGGTAAAACCCCAGGGCAATATATAAACAAGAGTTCAAATGGACAGAACTCAAATTGACCTGCGAGACAACCATATGGCTCTGGTGCCTCACAAATACCAAACCAGTAACAGATATTACACTCCTCGTCATCTGAGACTAGCGCGCCTGCTGCTGGTATATCATCTATAGTGCCAGTCCCCAGTATATTACCCTCTCGTATAACCAGCACGCCGCCAGGAGCAGGATTAATTCTCTCTTCCCATCGTCCTAGTACTCCTACGCGCGCTGATGGGCGTGGCATACCTAGTATTCCTGTGCCTAGGGTGGTGTTACCGTAAGTAGGTAGACTACCAACTACATGCAGCGCCTCTCTCCACGCCTCTGTAACATATACTTCTTGATACCCTAATCCTGTTAACCAGTTGAGAATACCCGATATAGTCACAGGGACCTTAGTCGGAGCCGTAGGTACTACTAGTGGTTTATTATACGCCGCACTAATTGAGGGTACTATGGCCTCTAGTATGCGGCCTAGATTACCTGATCTAATGGCTGTTTTACTGAATAGGCCGAAGTCTGTAGGTAGAGCCCCTCTTACGCGCGACATTGTCTTATCTATACGATAGAGATAGTTCCTATATAGAGGGCCCAGTTCATCTAGTACTCCTAGGAATGAGGTGCTGGATAGCTCTCTAGCTAGTGATAATCCACACTCTAGTGTAGGGTCATTATCTAATATAGCGCGGTATGTAGTATTTAAATTAACATCTCCTACTAACTCTAGTTGGAGTGCTAGGAATGTAGGACTCACTGCTTGTCCTATTACATTACTGAGGCTCGCCCGCGCCTGGCTAGGTGTATCGGCGTAGTTAACTAGCACGCGACTTATAAGGGCCCCTAGTGTTATATCTATAGCATCAGTGCCCCAGGAAGATGTGTAATAGTAGAGGCGCGCGCTCTCTATTAATCTATGAGCATGGGGTAGGTATGATCTATCTACACGACTATAGGCCAGTATAGCTAGGGCCGCTGTTATCGTACCACTAGCTGTAGGACTATCTAGGCTAAGTGACGTGCTTAGAGGGCGAGCATCTGTCCAACCAGTAATCATTCTACCGCGGCTATCTATACGACTCACTAGATACTCTGCTAGTGGAGTGACCTTATCTCCGTAGTCCGCGATGCAGAGCGCTAGCAGTACAGCGGCGCACGATCTATCTCTTACCTCTCGAGATACGCGTTTATTATTGGGGCCCACCTCTATACAGTCGCTGCAGTTCTCTACTACGCGTATCTCGGTTAATGCCTGTAGTTTCTCTGCCTCGGGGCCGTATATATCGGCCTCAGAGCTCAGGCTATACACAAAGCGAGGGATACTCCCTCGTCTGCCCGGTAGACTGCCGGGATCCATTAGTTCTAGTAGGCCTGTGCATGCCCGTCTAACGTATTCACTGACTGTCGCGTCTATTTCAGAACTGCGGTATATTACATTAGCGTCTGGCCGTATAGATGCCCCTACCATACCTATGATAGCCCACGCTAACTCCTCAGTATCTACCGTCTGATTCGCTAGAGAGCGCGCTATACCTAGCTGCGCGTGAGGAAGGCCTTGTGTCTTGTAGTAGCGTAATAGGAACTCTCCTGCCGTTGGGCTAACGCGCACTACCTCAGCGTACGGCAGGCCTGGTATGAGAGGTGTAGTTAGCTCAAGGGTACCTTGCTTCTGTGGATATAGGGCGTAATTGGAGCGCCCCGGTGTGCCAGTGAGGGGGCACACTACACCCACGTTGATTACAGTAACTCTATTCTCATCATCAACTTTACCCGCTATGAAGAAAGGTTTACCTGCTGGGAAGAAACCTTCTGTACCCAGCGGGCCTAGCGCCTGATTGCTCCATATACCTATTCGCTCTACGCATTGCGTAGGGGTACAGTTGATCTCCAGGCAATTGGGATCCGGTGGTAAGTTTATATTATTAATATAGCCTTGTCTATCACTAGCCAGGAATAGCTCTACCTCTCCTATCTCAGGATCAGGTATGCCCCCCGGGATTAGTAGTCGTGATAATCTATAACGATAATTAACCAATTGGAACCACCTCTACACTCTCTAGGACTGGCATAGTATCAACTGGTGCGAGTGGTAATGTACTCAGCACTCGGGCTGCGCTGGCCCCTGAATTTACTAGAGCAAGACCTATACCTCTCGCTGATGGACTAGTGAGAGGAGCTAGGTTTCTGAAGTATTGTCTTATAACTAGACCTGCGTTGACATTACCTGCTACGGCCACACGTACATTATACGGGAATGGCCGTAGTGTCCTGACCCTGAACCCGATGCCTACTGCCTTATTATTCTCTATAACCTTACTTATCTGAAATAATGTGCGCTCATCGCTCGCGTCGGTATAAACAGTTATATAGCCAGGCGTGGGGTCAGAATCAACTATGACTATTCGGCTGAGTGTATTTATCTCGTTAATTATAGTCGCGCGTAGAGCTGATAGACTGCTGCTATCTGATAAGTCTAGGTATTCAAGGACGCGTATGCGTAAATCATCGTCACTCTCTCTATCAGTACCATTTACGATATCACCTACGGCCTCATTGAACGGGTTTCTATATAGGCCCACTACGCCAGTAGTACCCGTTACGGGATCGCGCAGTAGGGTGCCAGCTGGTATGACAGCCTCACCTGGCCTCCCTACTGTTACAGCTACGCGTGTCTCGCCACTATTGTTTATGGCCTCACTTAGAATAATAGTTACATTATCAGGTGTCAGCATAACAGTACCCTCTGGTGCCGGGCCCAGCACTAGGGCGTAACCATTAGCTGGTGTGCCCTCTTTTCTAATTATCCCGTATAATAGAGCCATCGCATCTAACTCTACGTCGGTGGCATCCATTATAGTAACGGGCCGTGTCTCCTCGTATAAATCTACTATACAGGCGGCTATAGCTCGTAATAGGAAGTAGAGATTACTGAGTGGACTGATGGTACCATTTAGTATTGTCCCCTGCAGTTTTTGCTGGATGGTACTTAATATAGTGTTTAGATTCATAAAAATACCTGTTATCCTAATAAGGCCTAAGATTAATTGGAACTCGCTCTAGAGAGCGCTTACGAAGGTGTCAATGTAGTCGTGAGAGAGCGGTTATCATTATACACAACGTTAATGCGTACCTCGCGCGGGCCTGTTACCTGGATATCTACATCGCGTACACTATACACAGATGGCAAGGCGCGTAGAGCGTTGGCTATAGCTATATCAGCCCTACCTACCCAGTCAAGATTGAGGGGATCAGATAGATAATTATAGAGGGCATTGCCCACGTCAGCGTCGACTAATCGGAAGTCGCTAGTACCAGGTACCCATATAGCTACGTGACCCAATGGAATCTCCAGAGCTCGCCTTACTAAATAGTCTCTTTCGTCTACTAGCAGTAGATCGCCAGTTGTGCTGAGGAGTATATCTCCGTCTCTCGTCGCTATATCCACAGTTATAAAGCTATAGGGGGATAAATACTATAGGGTAGCCCCACTATCCAGTAGTCGGTGGGCGCCGTTAACGCAATAGAACAGTAGCCTCGTCTATTATTTGCCTCTAATATAAGCGTATAGTAGCCTTGAGTTAATTGATTATCCTTCTTCCATAGGAATAGGGTGCCCCTCTCCCCCTGTTCACTCTCTCGTTTCCATAGGCGCGTACTAGTAGAGCAGGGTATAAGGCGGGGGTTGGGGCTCTCACTATAAAGAATCTCGAGCGTCAGGCTATCTACGCTAGGTAGAGGGGGTGCGTATACTGCTATGCCGTAGCGTATGACTTGTGGGGCGTCTACTGGTGTTATCATCAAAAAATCATAGGTTTGAAACCCCGTCCTTCTAGAACGGCTTTACAGTTCGCCAGGAGTTGTAGACAAGAAACTTACAATCTTCTGGCTTTGCGTTTTGGCAAGCCCCGTCGCTTCAGCGCGGGGTTGGTGACTATTTGACTAGGTACGATGATGAGATAAGGGGAATGAGGCGGCCTCCGATAGCAGTACTGGGTATAGTGTATATAGTACCTCTATCATCGATGAGACGGAGATAACCGTACTGACCATCATATATAGCATGGCCTACATTAGTCTCCCAATCATAGTCAGTTATCCTGTAGGTTAGCACTGAGGATGTATAGCTATTATCAATCTGCACTGGGTACAGAGTACTATTATCGTATGTCCAGCTATCTACTATTATTTGTAAGTCGTCCTCTCTACCGGGTAATAACTCTAGTTGAGTATAGAACAATAATGGATTAGCTAGGCCCCACGTTAATTTAGTATTGATTGATAATATCTGTGTATCTGCTAGAGCTAGCGTGAGACGCGGCAGTCGGAAACAGTCATCTAACCCTAGTCTCCAGCGGCCCTCCAGGAGCTCTACTGTAGTAGGTAATGGCTTTCGGGGAGTTACAGGATCCTCGTCATCAATAGGCCACTCAATTAATTCAATGATCTCTTGCTTTAACTCCTCGTCATCAATAGACCCCTCAATTAATTCAATGATCTCTTGCTTTAACTCCTCGTCATCAATAGATCTAGACCCTTCAATTAATTCAATGATCTCTTGCTTTAACTCCTCGTCATCAATAGATCTAGACCCTTCAATTAATTCAATGATCTCTTGCTTTAACTTCTTGTCATCAATAGGTCCCTCAATTAATTCGATAATCTCTTGCCTTAACTCCTCATCTCCATTATTGTATAGATCGATTACAGTATTGTTATACTGAGTTAGACGCGGTAATAGAGATATAGTATCTAGTGTGTCTAATGTATTAGTAGTACCAGAGCGGCCCGGTCGACTCCTATTAGGCTGTGTATTGATATTACCTATGGCGGTGATTAGGTCGCGGGCCTGATCTATAACACCTAGACAAGAGATTATATCTATTAGTTGCACTATTTTTTGGATAGGGCTACCGCTTAGCGCACCTATGATACTGGGCATTAATGCCAGTGACTTACCTAAGGCTAGTCCGGTGCGACCTATATCAGTTGCTGCCCTGATGAGAGCTGTATTATTCTCACCTATGATTTTATCTAGCCCCCCTGATAGTAGGGATTTGATGCCATCACCGCGTATGATACTACCTATGTCCCCGGTGGAGATACTGTTGGCTAGTGTAGCGGCACTTTTATATATACTCTCTCCTAGTTTTTTATAGTACACAGCATCTTTTAGTAAATCAGAGTTCAGTGTAGTGCCTAATGAACTCATGAGAGAGGTTATCTCCTTATCAACGTTTATGGCTTCGCCATTGGCTAGTCGTTTAGCTAAATTATATACTTTATTAGTTACGTCTGCCCCATCTATACCCAGTGTTCTATTTAGGTTACGACTAATAGAGTTAAGTATTAGGGCCTCTATAGTCTTCTCGTTTAGCTTCTGGCCATTTAATAGTGAGGCCCCCAGCTGCGCTAGTTGAGTGGTGTCTACGTATTGGCTAAGACCTGTGCTCCTGTATAGCCGGTCTAATGCAGGTGATACTAAGGAGTATACCCGCGCTAGGTCTGTTGAGTTATCACTTATTCTTAGCCCGCGGGCCGTGGTGTCTAGATCACTTAGTTCTAGGAAACCAATAGATAATAGCGATAGGGCGTCCTTAATCTCATTGATTATATAAGTCTTGAGTGAAGGAGAATTAAGAAACAATTGCTTCAATTCTGCGGGCACTAGATCCTGACTGGCCCCGCCCTCTAGCATGGCTATGGGATCTATACTATTATTTCTACTGATAGTTAGTACCTGATTGACTAGAGTGGTTACCTGAGTGGCAGATACACTGAGCCCCAATCGTTGTAGACCCTCTCCTACCTTTTGTACCTCTAGTTGCACGTCCCCCGCTATATCTATAAGGGGTGTATTGATAGATATAGTTAATTCTCCTACCGTTTCTCCCTCTCGCTCTAGGTATACATCACTGGCTACTGATGATACTGCGGCCGGCTCTACTGCTGCCAATGCTGGTGGATTCTTAGCTGTATCAGTAGCACTCTTAGCTATGTTCTCCTTACCTGGGTTCTTAGGAGTTACCTTAGAGGCTGATATAGAACGTCGTATATCCTCTCCTAGTGAGCCTATAACATCGCCTCCTGGTGTAGTGGCACCTGGCGTAGTGGCACCTGGTGTAGTAGTGGTAGAGTCATTAGGCTGGGTGGGTACTTGGGCACCATCTGGATCAGACTGCCCTATATCAGACTGAGTTGGTTTATCAGGAGTATTTGTATTTTTAAGTATGTCCCCGCATCCATTAGGTAAATCAGGTAGTTTAGGGAACTCTGGTATGTGTGGGATGAGGTCGAGGATCAACTCTATCTCATCAGGTATAGGCGGTAGTGTATTGAGAGAGATAACTCCGCTTAGGGAGAATACAGCACCCGCGCCCTGGAATATGCTGGGCCCCACAGTTATGTGATTGTGAGTTATGCCCTGGAAGGCACTCTTCAGTGCATAGGAGTTCATACCTTCAGGACTGAAGGTCATACCTGATAGACCGCCTCCTGGTACCGATGAGTATATATTAACGCGGCCCACTGGTATCTCAGCTGGCTCCTCTTTATCATCTGCAGCAGGCTCTCCTATAGGTGATGCGGCTGCTATTAGATCTACGTTAGTGGCTCTTGCTACCATCTCGCCATAGCTATAGAGCTTCATTTCGTTTAATGATGTGCTAGTGTGTGTAGTGGCATAACTCTTGTAATCATTAGAGACCCGCTCCATCTCGCCTAGCGCCGTAGCCTTATCTACTTGGGCTACTGTTTCACTTCTATTTGATAGGCGTAGTCTATTACCTGATCGCTGTAAGTCGTCTCCCTCTATAATTCGAGTACTATCCTTACCCGTTGCGTAGTGGTGGTCGCTAATGTGATTAATGGAGTTCCCGGACTGCACTACATAGTTATCGGTGACGGACTGCATGAAGGGGGCCCGTTGCGTGATATTGGTATCACTCACAAACTGTATGTTATTGGCTACCTGCGTGAGTCTATTGGCAGGGGCAATATTGACATTGCCCTGACTTATATCAGCTAGCTCTGCTCTATCACTAAGGAGTGAGCTCTCCTTGAGCTTACGGATTCCATCTAGTGATTGCTCAGTATTACCATTAACTGCCGTACCTACAGCATTAATATTCTGTTCTGTATTAGACGCTATGCCCTCCCGCAGAACCTGGTTGGCCTGTAGGTTCATGTCTCTTAATTCTAATAGCCCCTCTACTGCCCGTACGGGCTCCACTATAATCTGAGAGCTGATGCGACGAGGTTCAAACGGAGTGGTAGAGGCCGTTGCCTGCCCTAGTGTCTCTGCTGCTTGTTGGTACGCTGTGTTCTTGGATATCTTATTGAGATCACTGAGCGCGGGCCCCAACGTAGGAGTGTTGCGGCCCGCCCCTAGATCTCCTTTCAGTAGTTGATCTTCTATTTTACTCATAGGTCTAGATCCTGTATGGCTCCTCGTTGATTATCTATTTCAGATATGGCTGCTAGGTTATTACCCATTATTACCCAGTGATCTAGCGTAGACCGCCGCAAATACTGCGAGGCGGTATATAGTAGATTACGTACCCGTCCTAGGCGTGTTCTCTCTTCATCATCAGCGAGAACGTATACCTCTACATCGGGTCGAGGGGAATTATAAGTATGTATATAAGCCAGGTTGGTCATGTGTGCCGCCATAGCCACCAGGTGCGTATTGAGGCCTCCTGGATACGGCAATGAGGTTATGATACTGCTGCTTACCTGCCGTAGTAGGCCGGGCTCTGTAGGTATCAACCACTCTCGTAACTCATCTGGTGGGTCCTGGCTTAGGTCCTCATAGAGATTAAATAACGCTGGGTCCATCTGTCCGTGCCATAGATCCCATAGTAGATCCGGCCCGCCCGGCACCACCCAGTAGCGTTCTAGATAGGGAGCCTCTATATTCTGTATGGCGTTCAGGAAACCAGCTACGCGAGTTATACCAGTGGGTTGAGATAGAAATGCCTTGAAGAAGCGGTGGCTATCTAGTAGTTCCTCTACTCCTAGTGTTGCATAATACTCCTTCCAGTTGGGCTGCATGCTCCATAGAGTACGAGTGGCTTCATATACTAGACGACAGGGGCTGGCATAGTGCATCCTATAGCCCCCCAGTAATAGGTAATAGCCTATGCTACTAGCAGAGGTCCCCCATACTCGCCTATCAGTTAGTAGTAGTGTCTCACTATAGTCATTGGGTGGTAGCCAATTAGGCCTCTCTGCTATACGCCGGTATCTATCTGCGTGCTGCGTAATGACTGTGTAGTCCAGATTACTCGATGTAGGTAGTGATAGTAACAGTATGAGCTGCTCTTCTAGAGAGCGAGTTATATCTCCCCACGTAGGACGGGTACGAGGGGCCGGCACGTTACGCATGATACTGGCTAGTCTCTCGTGAGAGCCCGCTATTAGAATAGATAGATTATTAATAGCCGCTTCATCTATGCGTGTTACAGCATCTGTATTAGCCCCGGGTAATTGAGGTACGGCCTCTAGGTTAATTAGCACGATATACTGCTCCTACTATGCTTTGCACCGACTCCTCCGAGTAGCCGAACCAGCGCGCTAGTTGAGCTGCCACTATTGGTCTATTAGCCGAGTTAGCTAGCATCATAAAGTTGTTAATTAGTGGTGTATCAGGCATTCGTTTTCTTATTAGCACTTCGAGACCCTCGGCGTTTACGTTGGGCCTCTCTCTACTATCAGCTCGCATCTGTATGGTCTGCGGCAGTCTTACACCTATAGTAGCTGCATTAAGCGCTAGTACCTGGCCAGGCATCATACGACGGGGGCTACTAACTAACTCTATACCACTCAGTAGCCATACAGCATCTAACCAATAGGGCCTTGGTATTATTACTATTAATGCGTAGCCCGCACGCGCATCACGGGTATCCGCATCGTACGTATATTGTGTTAGGAGCCTGAATTGATTTACGTGAGTGCTAATACCGCCCGCGCGGGCTATAGCTCTCTCTAGTTCATCCCCATCTCTACTAGTAGTTCTCATTAGTCTATATTAATCCCTTTAATACACTAAGGCGCGGGTCTACCGCATTCAGACCCCCACCTATACCAGATCTTACTCTCCACTCGAAGTGAAGATGGGGGCCAGTGCTACGGCCAGTACTGCCTACTTCGCCTATTACCTGTCCCTGCTTCACTATATCTCCTAATTTAACAGCAAACTTGCTCATATGCGCGTACCAACTCTGATTGCCCCCTACGTGTTCTAGTTTAACTATATTACCAAATCCATTATTCTCAAATCCGGCTGATATCACCTTGCCTGCCATAGTGGCTAATATAGGTGTGCCTATCGGAGCCCCTATGTCTATACCGTTGTGCATCCTACCCCAACGCCAGCCAAACCCACTAGTCAGAGATCCCTTAGAGGGTATTATGCCATTCCCAGAGCCTGGCCTACCAGGTATTACCTGACCTGCCAATGCGCTTACCTCATTGAACTGAAACCCGGGGGCCCCTGCTCCATAGGATAGAGTATTATTAGTCATAGCTCTATTAACCTGAGGTACAGAACCTGTATGAGTAATAGCATCGCGTTGGTTATAAGGCCACTTGAACTCTCCTGTACGGTTGAATACAGCATTAACAAATCCATCTATACCCTCTGCTAGTGCCTGCGCCAACTGTTCAGTAGAATAAGCACTATCGCCCGGTATAGTAGGGGCATTACCCCCACCACCACTCAAAGTAGATGGTGCCGGGCCCTGTCCTCGCCTATAGGCTAGATACTGTTTATATAGAGTAGCTAGCGTATTCTCTCCACCTCGTGCTTCAGAGGCCCCCGGTAGACTAGTCCATTGTTTCCGTAGCTTGTTATAGTAGCTTAGTATGTTACCACTCATGACCTCCTCTACCGTAGTACCAGTCTCATCGAGTATTAAATATAGTATGGCTAGATCCTGGTTCAGAGGGCTGAAGTCAGATAGCATTCCCCCAGTCTCTCTATTAATACCATCCCATGTCACATCTAAGATCTGGTATCTACCTGCAGCCGTGGTGTAGTTCCCTCGACCTCCTATTGGGAATCTCTGGCGGGGGTGGTCCTCGTAACTACTGAATTTAGATCCACCGTATAGTGTATTGTAATCGGCCCCCTCAAATTGTCCATCACTGATTACATCCAGGAGGGCCCTAAACTCAGGCCTATTCAGAAGAGGTTGTAGATTCTCTCTATTCCACATTATTTTGGTGTTCCTCCCTTCAGGGACTGTAAAATAGCACGGGCCTTCCCTTCGAAATAGGCATTTTGTGCTGCTGTATCGTTTCCTCTCATTAGGGCCTCTACCTGTGCATTCAATATTCCTACCTCAACTAGCGGTACCCCTCTATTGGGCCCGTATAAGCCGTTGCGGTGATTTCTGGTGAAGGCGCCGAATGTTTGAGCTAGTCTATCCTCGTATGGTAGTATCTCCTTACGGCTAGGTATGACGCCAGTGGCACCCCTATACTCTCCTGCCGCACCTGCGTCGAAGTGTATCTCTAGAACACCCGCGCCATTGGTCTTCTCCTGCACGGCTCTATCTAACACTGATTGCCAGGAGGTACCTATTGGTGGTAAGAATATAGATAGTTGGAGACCGTAAGAGGGGGCCAGTCTCTCCATTATCTTGAGGACCTGTTCATTCATCCAACTCTCCGCCGACTGACCTGGGGCCTGGGGTAGAGGTGTGCCAGCAGCTCCACTAGTACCTGATTTACCATCGCGGTGGCCGGCTGTTATGAACCAGCGAGTAGGCTCCTTATTAGTAGCACTCTGCCAGTCCTTATCATTCTTACGGCTTTCATTATATGTATCAGATACCTCAGGCCCCCTCTGTGTAGGTATGTCTTGTGCTCTATCCTCAACGCGCGCTATGCCCTCAGCCTGTCGTTGTAGATTCTGGCGGCTAGCCTCTAGGTAAGCCTGACATAACCGCCTCTCCTCTTGTATACGATAGGAAACTGTTATAGCAGTAGTCGTAGATACAGGCTCCTCCTCTTGCCCCGCTACCATAGGTGTTATGCCGCTAGGCAGTGACTCCGTGG